ATCATGGTCCGCTCATCCAGCAAGACTCCAAGACCGGCGGCTGGGATTACGTGGGCGCTGACGCTGACGAGTCCGACGAGGACTTCGACGCCCTTTACGTGGGCATCCTTGAGCGCATTACGCAGGTGTCCAGCCTCCTTGGTCAGGACCAACTGGGAAGGCAGGTTCGCTACAGTGACGGGCGCCGCATGACCGGGCCGTTCGGTTGTCCGGTTCGTACCCTGCGCAACACATCGACGACGACGCGCCTGTTCCCCAACGACGCTGAGGGTCAGGCTGTTGAAGAGTTGGCTGAGGCTCACCGCTTCTACATGGTCGATTGGTGGGGCAACACGCGCGGTGAGGACGTGCGTCGCTTCCCTGTCCGTGGCTTCGGTCTGCGCCCTTCGTGGGACCCAGAGGACGCATATGCAGACACGAACGTCACGCATCGTCCTGCAGCGCACGGTCTGTTCGGCGGAGACGGGAACGACCGCTACAGCGGCTGCGATAACAGCGACAATAACGCAGCCACGAACATGGGCACCGTTGACTGGTTCAACCCAGCCAGCGCTCTGCGAGTGGGTGACCGTGGGGATGGGCGTGGTGTGCGCTGGCCCACTGTCTTCAACGAAAGCCTGCTGATGGACGTCAGCGAAGCCCACGACGCCACAGGCCTCGTCCTGAGCCACAGCACGTCCGAACCAGTCTTCGGCAACGGTCTGGTCCGCCCAAGCAACGCTGCGCCTCAGCCCGGTGAAATCGAACGCGGCATCAGCGACCGCGTCGACCTCAACAGCGATGATGGCCTCCTCAAGCCCTCAGCGCACGTCGCAGAGGGCATCGAGACCGTGACGGCCGACATTCGTGGCGCTGAGCCAGTGGGCAGGGACGACGTGCGCCTTGGCCTTGATGTCGACACCATCGCTGAACTGAACGACGGCGTCAGCCGTGAATACATCGTCATGTCCACTGAAGCAGCCAGCCTACACACCGACCGCGCTGTTGGCCAGCGCACAAACGTGCGTGGCGCTCACAACGTCGGAAGCCGCACGCTGAACGACCTCGACATGACCGCACTCGATTGGTCCGACAAGCCGGTGTCCGGTGTGGTCCGACACTCGGATGCGCACGCGATGTGGCCGCTTGGCGGCACCTACGTCATGGAGTGGAGCAAGCACGCTGGCGTCCTTGACGTCAAAGGCTGGGGCAAGGCGGGTGCCTCTTCTTCCTCTAACCCCTATCAGGATGCAAACCATGACCCGACCAAGGAGAACGTGAACTACACGGACAGCACCATCCAGTTCATCTACAGGCCTGCGCACGGGTTGGACTACCGCCACAGTCAGATGTTCCGACCGTTTGTCGACACGACAGGTCCTCAGACAGGGTCCAACTTCTTCCGCGCTACTGCTGGCGGCAAGTACGGCCTCTTCACCAGCGACGTTCCCAGCGCACGCACAGGGACGCCGAGCAACCCACCGTATGCCCCCGTCTACACCGTTGACCCAGATGCGCCCACCACGGCGGACAGCAACGGTCCCAAGATTCAGGGCGTCGACGTCGCAGGCTTCGACAAGACTGACGTGCGCTCACCAGTTGCGCGCATGGTGATGTCTGAGAACACGCTGGAGCACTTCCGCGCTGACGCAAGCCGCCGCTCTATTGACGACGACGAGGGTGACTACAGCGTGCAGCCACGGCACAGCCAAACGCTGCATCCGAAGGGCAGCAAGGGCGACACTTCCTTCAACACCGGGGACCATAGCGGAGAGTGAGGCACCATGGCGCTTGGTAAGAACACCGTGACTGGGCGCGCTGATGCGGCCCAGAGTACCGTGATGAAGCGCGTGCGCAAGCCTCGCTTTGTCGACAACGCGGTGCGCCATGCCGAGTACACCCGCATCAAGGCTGGGTTCGCGGCGCAGTTGCCGACTGCATCTGACTTCGTCCCTACCGCAGAGCGACGCTACCGCCTCATCGAGGAAGAGGACACGGTTCGCATCCTGCACAACCCTACGGATAGCATGCGCTACGAGGGTGCGCTGTTCTACGACGAGGACAAAGTCACGACCTCGACCCCTCTCCCAGCCTTGGCGGTCGGGGCCGAGCATCACGACCAAGCACTCGTCCTGTCGCAGTCTGAGGCGGCCACCAAGGGCACCCGTTATCGACTGGAGAATCTGAAAGGCAGTGGGCTGAGCGCCATCGGCTTCACCGACAAAACCATTCGTTTTGCTCAGAAAGTCGGCGTGGGGCTGCGAACTTCTGACCTTGCAGTTCGCGTAGCGAAAGCCAACACGTCGTCCATCAACGGCGTGCGAGCAAAGCAGCCCAGTGGCACGTTTTTGGCCCGCGACTTCTACGGCGTCGAGGCGTTCACTGCACTTCGTTACCTGTCCAAGCATGACGGCTACAGCCCTCGTGGCGACCGCTACGGCAACCTTTGCTACTTCCCGCAGTCAAACATCGAGCGGGAGTTCTTCGTGGCTGAGAACAGGGTTCTGGGCGGTGAAATCGACGACAGCACCGACAGTGCCCCCAACAGGGTCGTCGTTCGCGGACGAGCGCGAGCGAACAACCACAGCAACGTCGTGCAGGTCGACGACTTTGGTCGTCAGGGGGCAGGGGTGCTGGAAGTGCCGGGTGGCATTCATGCGCCTACAGCGATGACGCGCTCCAGTGCGAAGGCTATCGGGCAGCGCATGCTCAAGATGGCGAACAGCGCGACCGGCTCCAAGGTCCTGACCGAAGTCGTGGGTGCGACGCATATGCACCCCGGCGACATGGTGTCGTACCAGACGCGCACGGACAACGAGCGATACGTGGTGCTCGGCAGCGACATTGACCTCGATGCTCGCACCAGCAATCTCCATGTGAACTCAGTCAGCGTGTCCCTTGAGGACGTCCTTCAGCGGTTTCAGGAGATTGACGTCAGCGGCAATATCGAGGCCAACGAAGAGCGGAACAGGCAGTTCGCTGTCGAGGAGTTCTCCACGTCGTTTGGCTTCAAGTTCCGCGTGTCGTGGCAGATTGCCGAGCGCGTGGACATGAACCGAGGCGTAGGACTGACGGTCGGGACACACGACCGGAGCGGCATCAATGGTTCGCTCCGGCTTCAAAGCACAGGCGTCCTCGTGAACAACGGTGGCGGCTATGCGTCGGGCACAACGACGTTCACCACTGACGGTGTGGCTGCCGACACCGTGTTCACGTCCGACAACCAAGAGGTGTTCAAGCGCAACGGGAACAAACTCGGCCACATCGACGTGGCATCCGTGACGCCCACCTCGGTCGTCATCAAGTCCAGCAGCGTTCACGCCATGGACGACAACGAAGAGTTGTTCGTCTTGTCCGAAGCACCGCTACCAGAGGTCGGCAACAGCCACCTGCGCATCGGCGCCGTGCACAGTCGCTACATGAACAGCCGGAGGGGATGATATGCCGCTACTGAACGAAGGAACGAGATTTCTGATTGAGACGCTGCGCGACCGCATCAACGAGGTGGTCTTCGGCTTCGACGGCACAGTCGCCACCCAACAGGATGGGGGCATCGGCAACCCAGCGGTGGTCGTGACCCCAAACGTCAGGGTCGTTGACGACAACACGTTGATAGTCGAAGCCCGCCTGCCTCTCAGTACGACGTTCACGCGCCCGCTCAGAGAAGTGGTCATTCGATATAAGAATCCCGCCGACTCAACCGACACGACCGACTTCATGCGCTACACCTACAACGCCGTGGAAAAGACGAGCAACAACGAAGTGCAGTTCTCGGCTATCATTGAGGTGAGCATTTGACCAATCCGACCGCAGGACACACCAGCGCTACCGGCATGGGTAGCGATGCGCAAGGCCTGCGCGATGGCGACGGGCTGACCAGCCCCAGCCTCACCAACCTCTACGAAGGGTTGCACGGAAACGGCATCCTGCGTCTGGGGGACGGGGCGCGTGGCGACTCGCTGAGGAACAGCGTGGTGGCTAACACTCCCGGCTACCTGCAAATTGGCGCCGCTCAGGGAGAGGTCAAAGTCTACGGCGGCTACTGCGTTCTCGACGGCGTCCTCTATCAGTTTGCCAACGGTCCGGGCTCCTACGAGACGTTCATCGTGGGGACCACTGGGGCAGGGGCTAATCACAGCGGCGACCTTCCCAGCGTGCCGGGCTCCAACAGCGACGTCTACGTGGTTGTCTACCTCGTCGGGCGCAACACCCCAGAGGCCCACGTGATGTACGAGATGGGCACGCCTGCAGCGCCTTCCAGCGGCACGCCTCTCATTCCGAACCGCTTCCTGTCGACACCGAGCATTTCCGGCAACACAGACCTCAACCACCAAACGACCGTGCTGGGCGTGATTCGCTACTCCATGGCAGGTGGCTCAGCCAACGTGACCGCAAGCCTCAGCGGCCCAGTCATCCACGACCGGCGCACGTTCCTCAGGAACAGTCCTCTCTACCTGACGCCCATGACCAAGGGCGGTATTGGCGACGTCGCTGCCTCCAACGCACTGACCAACCCAGACGCCTTCTTCTCGTCCCCCGAAGACGGTGACCTGACGGGCAGCACGTTCGGTGCCATTTGGCAGACGCACCGTGAAGACACCGCCGGAGGGAAGCACGGCGTCATTCTGGCAGCCGTCCCCGGCAATCTGGACACTACGCCTGTGACTGGGGTGCACGTGCTTGGACCCGACCGGCTGGAAAACATCACGACGTCGGCGGACATCACGTTCACCTTCGACGAAGCGAACATCTGGGTCATCACTACCGATGCCAACCGCACGATTGCTGCGAATGGGGTTTTTCCGGCAGGGCACATCGTGGACATCTACCACAAGGCGGGAGCGCACACGCTGACCTTCGACCCAACGGTAGGTGGTCACGGCGCAACTCCCATCAACGTCAGCATCGCGGTCGGCGACTCTGCTCGTTTCGTCTACGACGGAACCGACTGGCACCAAGTCATCGCATCTTCTGCCTCACCACCCTCTGCCAGCGGCGCCTCCGGCCTCGTCCAATTGTCGGACGGGGCGGGTGGCTTTACCAGCGACGCAGACCTGTCGTGGGACAGTGCAGCCGGAGAATTGACGGTGGACGGCAAGTTGACCGTTACTGGCCTGATTGACCCCACTGGGCTCGAATTGGACCCGCAGGCCACCAACCCCGGCGGTGTGGCTGGGAACACCTTGTGGCTCGACAGCGGTGCGAGCAACCGCCCCAAGATTGGGACAAACGCCGTCATCCGCGCTTCCGACAACATCAGCGAACTCACCAACGACTCGGCTTTCGTTGACGCTGCGGGTGCGGCCGCTGCTGCTCCAGTGGCATCGGTGAACACTCAGACTGGAGCAGTGAGCCTCGACGCTGACGACCTTGCAGACGGCACGACCAACGTGATGATGACCGCTGCGGAGCGCACGAAGTTGACCGGGGTCGAGACCGGCGCAACTGCTGACCAGACGGATGCTGAGATTCGCGCCGCAGTGGAGGCGGCTACGGACTCCAACGTGTTCACAGACGCTGACCACACGAAGTTGGACGGAATCGCTGCGGGCGCTACCGCCAACGACACGGACGCCAATCTGCGCGACAGGGCCACGCACACTGGCACTCAAGCGGCGAGCACCATCGGTAGCGGTACGTTTGCTGATGCACGCATCGCACAAAGCAACGTGACGCAGCACCAAGCGGCTCTTTCGATTACTGAGTCGCAGATTTCAGACCTTCAGGGCTACCTGCTTTCGGAAACGAACGACCTGACTGCGTCGGTGACGTGGGCGAATGTGCCAGATGCCAACATCACCCAGTCGTCCGTCACGCAGCATCAGGCTGCGCTGACTGTCGACGATAGCCAAGTGACCGCTGCGGCAAGTGCAACGAACTACACGCCCTCAGCAGCCACCGTCGAGGGACACCTGAGCGGCATCGACGCTGCGATAGGTGGTGTGTCCGTGACTGAGACGGACCCTGTGTTCACCGCA